CAGATCAGAAACATCGATGTTCGCGATGCGAGCGCCATAACGCCAATCTTTAACAACCAGGCCCACGTTCCACTCGAAATAATCCATATAAGCGCGGAAGCGGTTTGCGGTGCTGGTGGTGCTTTCAAACGCATCACCAATACCTAAGTTCTCGTGCATGAGACCCGCTTTAGAGCCTTTCGGGTAGATACCGTAGATCGACTGCTCGCCTAAGCCCAACAGCCATACCGAGGTGTTGTCAGAACCTGCGCCGCCCGCCAATAACACATTCTCACCGTTACCGGCAGAGGTGGAGTTATAGCGATTGGCCAAGCCAACAAACTCTTCCGGGTTGGCGGTGGAGCCGTAGAACATGGTTGCCGCGACTTCCTGCCCCATTGCCTCGATAAACGGTTTTTTCTCACCCGCCAAAAACTGGTTGGTGTTCCCGTTGATCTTGGCGATCGTCACATCGATCTGCGAGCGAGCGGTCAACTGGCCGCACTGTTCGGTCACTTGCGCGCTGGTGGATTTGCTGGACGGAGTACCCGCGTTAATCATACGCCAGTAGACCGTAGGTAAGCCGGTACGAATAGAGACCTGCTCGCCCATTGGCAGATTGCCTTCCTTGAACAGCATCTGGTCGATCAGCATGTTACTTTGAGACAGCACTTCAGCTACAGCGGCCTCACTGCCATCGGGGTCAATCGTCTTAAAACGGTCAATCAAGTTCTTCAGAGTGCCAATTGTGGCCATAATTCACCTCGTGTCGCCTCACGGCGAGAGCGCTTTCGCGCGTTAATTGGATTTCCGGCCTCCGCACAAGCGATCATCTAACGAAACCGATGACGGGGCTGAATAAGCCCCTTTAAATATTTTAAAATGGCTTGTGCATTAACAACGGGTTATACTTTAGATTGCCGGGATTCGGTGGGCGGGTTAAAATCTGTTTACTTAATTGAGATAGATAACGTGAGTGGTGTAACGAGTGCTGCCGGTGTGGCTACTGCGATTTCAAAAGCAAATGGCGGTAGATTTTGGAAATACAATTTAGTAAAAGCAACCGGCGAAGCAACTGAAGAATACCAGGCAAGCGAAGAAAACGGGACATTCTTTCATAATCAAAGTATCAATGTTATCCTGAATAAAATGCAGGCAGCAACCAGGAATGAGATTGTTTTGCTTTCTCAAAATCGGTTGATGGCTGTAATTGAGGATAGAAATGGCAAGTACTGGTTATACGGAAAGGATAACGGATTGACCTTATCAGCGGGAAGCGCAAAAACAGGAGTGGCAATGGGTGACAGAAATGGATATGAATTGACTTTCTCCGGGGCTGAAGAGGATCCGGCGTTGGAAGTAACGAGCGGAATAATTGCCGGGTTAATAGTACCTTAATAGTTTGGATTCATTTATAAATTTCCCCTTCATTTTTATGAGGGGGTTTTTATTTTCGGACAAAAACAAAAAACTGCCATATAAGTATATGATTGCACTCACATTAGGGCAAAGCGGGTATTTGTATGTAACCTTGAACGAAAAAAGAACACTCACTGACGGTTATTATCTTTTCGTTTTTGAGAATGTAACTACACGGGATGTAGTGAATAAAATCTTTGCTTTTTCAGAAGATGAAAGTGATTATTCAGACAGGTATAATAAATTCCCGATAACGGTCAATGATTTGTTTTCGGGGGAACTTCCGGGTCAATGGGTGTACTCAGTTTACGAGCAAGCAAGCAACTCAAATACGGATCCATCAGGATTAACAGAAGTTGAAAACGGGATAATGAAATTAAACCCTTCGACTGAATTTGAGTTTGAAAACTATACAGAAACTACATCATTTAAAGCGTACAATGGATAATTTAAATAACATACTTTTTATGAATTTTGCTGATAACAAAATTCCAGAATTTAAAGAAGTAAAATCAAAACAGTGGGTTTTATTCGGGGAAGAAAACGATTATCCTGAATGGCTGCTTTACTTATTCAACAAGTCAAGTAATCACAATGCTTTGGTGTGTGGTAAGGCAAGTTACATTTTTGGAAATGGTTTCACGGAAAACAAAGTAATCAATTCAAGGGGAGAGACTGTAAATTCTGTTTTTAAAAAACTGATTTTAGATATTGAACTTTTCGGCGGTTGCCGGATTGAAGTAGTGTGGAAAATGGGAGGTGGGATCGAATTTTATCATTTGCCTTTCCAAAAATTAAGAAGGTCAAAAGAAGAAAACGGATATTGGTATTCTTATAACTGGAAAAAAGTAAATTCACTTAATCAACCAAAGTTTATTCCTGACTTTGATTTAGAAAATAAAACCGGGGCGGCGGTATTGGCTTATAACGAGTACAGGCCGGGATGTGATGTTTATCCTTTGCCAAATTATTTTGGAGCCTTGAATGATATTGAGACTGATGTCGAGATTTCAAAGTACAATCTGTCAGTAATTAAGAACGGGATGTTTAGTTCAAAAATGTTAGTTTTTAAAAACGGTACACCAACTGCAGAGATAAAAAGAGATATTGAAAGGGATTTTAAAAAGAAATTTTCCGGGAGTGAAAACGCTGGAAATTTCATGTTAGTATTTCAAAAAGGAAATGAAGAAACTCCCCAGGTACTTGACCTTTCAAGTACAGATTTGGACAAACTTTTTGACCAATTAAATAAAACAACTCAATCGGCATTGTATAGCTTGCATTTTCCGGGTTGATAATATCTAATCCATCCCCAGGGCTTTCATACTCCGGAAAAGTTGAACTGTTTTGTTTTAAATATTTGTTCAATCTTTCAGCGTACCATTCAGCTCTCACCCTGTATTTATTACTAATGTCTGCTAATTCTGACATAGAAGGTAAATCAGTATTGTCACCTGTTTTTCTTACTACCCCTTTATTCCAAAACTGAAACGATAACGCCTCTGGTAAACCGGAAAGAACATAATAAAGCAAACAATCTATTATGTAATCATCTAATAAATCTTTGTAAACTCCCGTTGTTGTACCACTGGAATCAATATCATCAACTATTCTATTGTAAAGCGCCGAACCAAGTATCGGGTGTATGTACATATCCTGAGCTGCTTTTATTTCAGGAAACAAAAGTTTAGCATCAATATTACTGTGGATAGTTGTTCTATCCTTCAGAATATCTTCACTTATTAAGAGTACATTTTTTGCCATTACTTATTCTTTTTTAAAACTAAATTTCGCCTCCACTCATGACGGCAATGATATGATTCTCCCCACCAACCGCCCGATCTGTCGAATACAGAATATCCCAATCTTGAACTTATCTGCTCAATCTCAGCTCTCGTATATAATCTGTCAAGTTCAATCAATCGTTTACAAAATGGCCGGGTAGTTTCAATTACTTCTTTCCCGGCTCCCGGTCTAACTTCATAGGAATATTTTATATAAACATTTATTGTCTCTGGTTTGGGTTTGAAGTCTATGTTTTCAGGATTGATTTTTAATTCAGAAATTCTATCTTGACCGACTGCAATTTCTCTATGAATTAAAACACCGTCTTTTTTCAACTGCTCTATTCTTTTTTCTACATAAGATTTATTGCTTCCGATTGTTTCGGCAATTATCTGTGGAGTAATTTTTTTATCTTTCTTAATCAAATCAACGATATCGGAATCTACCTGAGACAAATCAGCGAAATATTGTTTATCAAACCTCAAAGACTTTATAATCTCGTAATCTGATTTTGGCTCCCCTACTTCAGAAAACATCATAGCAACTTCATCTTCTGTTTGTGATGAAAATTTTTCGCTAAGCAATAAAGTAACATCTTCATCTTTTAAGCCATAGGAATTTTTCAGCAATAAAGTTGCCTCAGTCTTTGAAAGTTTTTTATTACGGTATTTATTCAGAACTCTTTGAAGTTGCTGAAACTGCCGGCCCGTTAGATTTTTAAGGTTTTCGTTTATAGGAGTATCAGATATCGGCTGCATTCCAGGTTGAACCACATCCACATATTCAGTTTCATCTATTCCCAATTTTTCAAGCACCCATCCCTTTGGAATGAACTCCGCAAAATCAACCGGGTTGATAGCTTGTGATATTGGTTCAATGTCTATCAACTTAGTATCTGCAAT